TAAAAGTGTAAAATTTGGTTGATTGTTGTATTTTATTCAATGCTATTATGCTAATAGAATAATTGTATTATATATAATTTATTTTATGGTGTGGAAATAAAACCAGATCTACCTAACCCTATCCCGACACAGAATTAGCGAATAGTGGATCTTGTAAATATTTGCGCCACTATTTTCAATTTTGCAAGAAATCCACTTATAGTCTAGTCTGGTCCATTTATTATATAGATTCAATATATAGAATGATTACACCTGAGCAAGAAATTAGCAAACCAGATGAACATTTAGTTGAACCCCATCCAAAATTAGCAGCAGTAGAAGATATAAAAATCCAACGCCGTAAATCTGTATCGACACGAAAGAAAACGAAACAAACTAGTAAAAGATCTTTAGAACGGTTGTTAAAATCGCCATTGAAAAGAAAAATCAAGGTTCTGAAACACATATGCGGTGATTCGGGACAATGTTTAACATTTGGAATAGAGACCGATGCAATAAATGACGTATTTAAAGGATTTACCAATTTCCGATATGCGACAAAATACGTCGGACGAGTTGGAAAACCATCGGAAAATGGTTTTATTACCGAGATTGAATACAAAAGGGATGAATATTATTCCCATGCAATTTTAAAATCTGCACTAAGACGTCATTCCGATAATCTATTCTATGAATATATAGTGGGTAAAATTTTTATCAATGAATTGATTCGACTGTTGCCCTGTTTTGTGGAAACATACGGGATCTATGTATCATCTGATAATCAATCTCATAAAGATTTAATGCACGCTCAAACAATCGACCAAATCAAAAAAACCTTACATCCTATTTCGGAAATAGACGATAAAATAGATTTTTCATGTTTGAATTCTAACAAATTATCGATTCTCATACAACATATCAAAAAACCTGTCACATTTCAGGATTTATTATCCGAGCGGATCCGTCAAGAATATTTTTATACAGTTGATATGATACAATTGTTATATCAAATATACGGTCCATTATCAAAAATATCACGCGGTTTCACGCATTATGATTTGCATACAATGAATGTATTATTATATAGTTTAGAACCAGGAACATATATAGAAATGAAATACCACCAACCGGACGGATCAATTATATCATTCAATACACAATATATTGTTAAAATCATTGATTATGGAAAATCCTATTTTGCAAAATCGGCCACCGATTCTTCCAAACAAGTATATGATGCGGTATGTGCTTCGAGAAAATGTAAACCGGATTGTGGTCTTATGCTAGGTTATCAATGGTTCAATTCGTCACTAAGTGAACGTAACCACTATATATCATCATCTTTACCAAACATTAGTCATGATTTACGTGTTTTACAAATTATAAAGGATTATTTCATAATAAAATATGATGATCCAAAAGTGAATAATTTGATTGATTCGGTGGTTTATGCTGGAGAATATGGAACGCCGCCTCGCGAATCTGTACCCGATAGTAATAAAATATATAACGTAATGGATGCTGAAAGAGAATTGAAGCACTATATGCAAGATGTTACAGTATTTAATCAACGAAATAATCAATTTATCGCTGATAAACGTTCATTCGGCGTTTTACATATTTATTTGGATGAAGGGGCGATAAAACCGATGGATTTTTATCCGGCATAATCTCTATTTACCAACTACATTTTCGCAATACAGCATTATACCAATCCTCCTTCTTTGGTTTTGATCCAAGCGCTTCTGTATTTACACCCAATTTATCCGCCATAGTCTTCAAATCATCCACCTTATATGCAGACAACGCTCGTATCGGACGTTCTTTCGTATAATCCAAACGTATTTTTTGCGAATAAATCTCGCCCCTCTTTTCGGTATCAATCGGTTCCAAATCTATTGATAAATGTCCGTCTTTATTGCGATTAAAAAGAAAACATTTTGTATCTGCTACCGATTCAGACTGTGGCTGAAATTCAAAAAACGTGTTTTCGTAAATAACAATGGCGTGAATTTTATAATAAATACACATTATTTGAAATGTCCACCATGATGTTTTTTTATCTAGCAATAAATCGGATTTCGCCTCTTGTAATGTAGTTTGACTTATTTTAGGCGTAAATCCCTTCAATATTGTCGCCTGTGTTTTTATAAAATCCACCATTTTTTGTTTCTCCTCCATTTCCATGTTTTTATATTTGTTTCCAATCATCCAATAGGATGTTGCCCCGTAACTTGCTGCATATATGCACCAAAACAACGAGTCCTGATTTTTTGGAATAAATATTTGTTTCGGTTCCTTTTGTAAAGGAACATTTTCAGTTGGAGTCGCGTTAATTTCACAAGAAGGATGAATACAATCATCGGTTTGGTTCTTATCCATATGTTTAACCATTTCAAACATTTGTCCGGTCAACATCCATTTTTCTAAATCAGAAAAATTATCAAATTTGTTATCATTATAAAAAATTTGATTAAGATATGAGTTCATGTCACTATTATATAGATCTCTACATCTTTATTATCTTTCACAAAAGAATAAATTTCGAAATTCTTCTTTTTGATTTTCCATCGGATTCAATATATTTTCTTGTTCAACAACGTAATCCACATATTCATTGATTTTATATAAAACGTCTTCGGGTAAAAAGGATAAATTTATATAGACCCCACTTTTATTTTCATTGATCTTTATTTTTGGATCCGTCAACAACAATTTTAATATTTCTATGTGTTGTGTTTTCGTCAATTTTTCTATACGGTTTCTTAAATTTTCAAGAAAAACAACGCCTTTTGGGTCCATTTATAAAATCTGTTTCAAAACATTTATATCGTTTTTTCCTAAAATAATACTTCTTCCAAGTCGCCCCCCATTTGTAGTCGTGGCTTTACCTTCGGTTTTGCCTCATTGGTAGATTGATTTAGTTTAGCAATTGCACAAATATATGTGTCGTTCAATTCAAAACGGATTCCAATAACAGTGACAACAATTTTATCACCTTCATTTAATTTATTCAATCGTTCATCCATATGATGATGATCACGCGCCACAAATATGGTAAGCGGTTTCACCCCGTCGTCATCAATTACCTCCGCATGAATTCCAGCCTTCGTGACCGTTTTGCATGTACATTCTACTAGCATTCCTTCGACTGGTATACAAACCATACAATCGAATATGACATCATAATGAACCTGGTCAAACGAAATATTTCCCGATGAATATTGAATTACTTTTATGGATTTTGGTTTAATGAAGCCCTCTTGAATACATTTACCGGAAATGTTCGAATTCAACTTGGTCTCTAAATTTTGCTTTATGTTTTTTCCAATTTCGGTGATAAGTAATCGGACCTTTCTCTGAAGAGTAGATTTCATATAAGGCGCATATATTTTACGAGCAACATCTCGACGTTCTGTCATTTTATAATATATATTTATTCATTTATATAATTATTTACGAAATCAATTTTTTCACTTTGCATCTATTTTGAAGCGGTATATTTTACAATGCCATTATATGCACTCTGTTCAGGATTCAAAAACCAGATTTTGTCTTGTATTTTATCGTCCGTCATCTGTCGCATTATTAATTCTACCATTACGCAAAATCCAAGATGGGTTATATGCTTTGAATTATCATTTGTATAAAGCGGTTTTCCCAAAATGTGATTCATTCGTTTGATCAAATCAGTCTTTGTTGGTGATCCAGCACCAATACGTAACCCTTTATTGCTATGTGTCTGAAACGTATCCTTTAATCTAAATACCATCTCCTTTTTCTTTTCTTCGTCAAACATATTTATAAATCCTATGCTGGGTGGGTATTTTTTTGATGAAACTATAAATTTATTGAGAATGTCTGATTTTTTGAATCTCTCAATCTCCATAGGTTGGGTTTCTTCCCATAATTGGTCGATTGTATCTTCCGGGCGATTATATAGTTTCCAAATATCCTTTTCGGCCAAGAGAATAGCGGTCCGATTTCCCAGAGTAACTACTTTCTCATCCAAATAGCGTTTCACCACCTTTTCTATTTCACCGAGCGTTTCGACGTCACGATCAACATTATACATACCAGACACCAAGATCAACCTCTCGGATGGCATTAAAAAATCTACCATATGTCGAATAATATGATCCGTATACTCCACAAATCCTAATTCATGAACCAATTGTAGTTCATTGGCAACACTGCTTGCATGTTTATACCAATTATATTCTCCCTTTAACATTTTTGCATGCGGAGTTTGAGCTAGGTTCAAATTTTCGGCAAAAGTTGTGAGGATATGTTGATATTGTTCTTTGATTGTTTGTTTTACAGCTACTTCAGAAATTTCTGCATATGCGACAGGACGCAGTGTAGCGTGTTCAGGGAATTGTTTAGGTAATTCGAAATGTAACGACTCGCGCTTTACTTCTATAGGTACGCTACGTTCAAATACAGAAATTCCTTCGTCATTTATTTCAATCGGTTGAAATGCGTATAATGAAGCACGATTTACCAAATTTCCCCGTCGTCCATATTTATCAACCAGGAATTCGTGTTTGTTTCTAATAAAAGCAGTCAATGCGGAATAAATTTGTTCAATTGGATATTGTTTGACTATATTAATTTGCCGAATCAAATCCGATTGTTTATAAAGATATTGTTCTCGAAATAAATCGCGAATTCGTTTCATAATTCTTGGATTGTTCATTTTTAAAAAAGAATTAGAATAAGTATCTTGTGCGACGTCTACAGATTTTATCTCATTGGACATGTCTTTTGGTATACATTTCAAATCACAAGATTCCATATAATCACATATATTGGTATGGGCGCGATCTCCAATTTTATACTGGATCGGTTTTTTGTCAGTGGATAAAACAATCTCTATTGTTTGATTTTCCGCTACAGCGTTTAATTTCTGTAGTGTGAAATTCGTCTGTCCAATATTTAATATACAATCCACTGCTGCTTCTTTCATCATTCTTGTAACACGTCCAATCAAATCCGCTTTTTTCTTGGCCAGTCGATATACATAAACATCCGCAGCCTCTTGGTCGGGTGTTTTTGATAAGACTGATCCGTGCATATAAATTTCCACATTTCTTTTTTCGAATGGTAGACCACAATGACTTAAATTTCGAACAGCGCGCCCGATGATTTGTTCAATCCGATTTAAGTTGTACCAGGGCTCCAATATATGTACCTGTCGAATATTCTTGAAATCCAGACCTTCTGACCCCGCTCTCGAAATCAATACCACCTTTACAAATTCACCATTTTTATTATCCTGACTAGTGATATATTTAATTTCTTCGGCGTTATTTGGTGAAAGAGCACGATTGCCAGTAATCATAACATATTTGGCTTGTCGAAATGTGGATCCAGTCGGCATTTCGCCTCTTGGAGTCATAGTGTTTGCATCTATCATTTGTGCAGGTGAAACTGGAGAGGTCGCAAAAAGGGGTTTTATGTATTCATGTGCACTAAACCTGGTAATCCCCATTTCTTCTAATGCTAATGCAATAGGTATAATTCCACCCTCTATATATTCTGTATATATCATGACAATACCCTCAGATTTACGTAAAATATTACATATATTTGAAATCTTGGAACTATATTTACTCAAAACGTCTTGACTAAAAATTCGTCCATATTTTTCCAAAATGTCGGGCTTGTATTGAAATTTATCGATGATATTCACCATCCTACCTCCCTCTTTTCGCATCTCCTTCGTAAAATTCATGATAGAATTCATGCCGCGCATTCCTACCATCTTGGACACTGGATTTTTCATATATTTTTCATCACCCATATCCACCGCAGTTTCGTCAAACTCATCTATACTTTTCATTTCTATGTCATCGTCGCCGTTAATAATTTCGATTTTTCCGTTTTTAATTTGATTATCCAAGCTTTCACTGGGATATACCATATTTAATGCCTCTAAAGGGGCTCGTAATCGTTTGAATCCAAAACGATCCAACTCCTCAAAAATCGGTCCATCAATGGTTTCGCTTTTTCGCATGAAATCGATGATTAATTGATATGCACTTTCTTGGTAATCTACCACAGATGATACATAAATGGGTAAATGTTCAAGAGGTTCTTCAATGGACTTGTTATTTAATTGTATTTTAGGAACCGAAGGTGTTGTTAATTTGGGTGTTCTAGTGAAAAGGTCCAAGACGCTCGATGATTCACTGAAGGTATGTTGTGGAGAAAATTCATCCGGATAAATTCTGTATGGGAAGGTATATGGATTTTCGCCACGTACATAGGATACATATCCTACCATTTTTCTCTGTAAAAGATCGTACCCCCCTTCTTGGACAATCGAACCATCAGTCGACCGAACTTCTTTTCTAAATTCACCATTTGTATCAAATATTTCCTTTAGAGAAATAGTTGCGCGTTTATCGTTAGTATTCATCAAATTAATTAGCCACACGATTTCCTTATATGAATTATACATGGGTGTAGCAGATAACAACAAAAACCGGATATTATCACAATATTCAGCCAATTTAAATAGTGATTTCGCGGTTCTCGAGTTCTTATTTTCATCTGTTAAGCGGATATTATGAACCTCATCTATGATAATCAATCGATTATTAAAAAATTGGCGCATATTTTGTATTTCCATTTTTTTCCTAATTTCCGGTGAATATCCAGAATCTTTCGGTATCGTTGTTTTACGGTGAATATAATTCGATAACTCGATATATCCCATAAATAAATAATATTGATTAATCACGGATTTTATTTGACCTATAATGCGTTCACGTGAAATACCCTTCAAATTAGTTGGATTGACCTCTCGCAACAATGAATCGCCAATGCAAGAATCAATTGTCCAAGATCCATCTTGTGATAGGGTGAGGCGTCGTTCGTCGAATAATTGTAACATGAAATTTTCTTGGACATTGGGGGAAGCGATAATAAGAATTCGCTTTTTGATACCAACTTGTCTCATATAAGCGCGCATTTCTTCGGCGATTCCGATGGCACTACATGTTTTTCCACTTCCAAGTCCATGATATAGAAGCAGGCTATTATATGGAGTTTGTAGCGAAAGAAAATTTTTCACAAAAATCTGGTGGGGCAATAACTCAAATTCCGCATTACACATTTTTTCTGCTTGTTCCTTTATTGGTAAAATTTCACCATTATATTGTGTATCATGAAACTCCTTTTTTGATGCTATTTTTCTGGAAAAGGTTGGATCGTCTAAATCCGGATATAAAAATGAATTCTCATTTCGAAGATCTTTTGCCTGATCGAATTGTATTTTTTCTTTTTGACGTAGATATTCATTGGACGATTCTGGTATAGCAGCGAGCATGTCGTCCAAGATGATATCTTTTTTATCGGCGGCAGGATTTACCAGTTTTATCGAATCCGGTTTTTCTGTTTTTTCTGGTATTGTCGCTGTGATAGGCTCTAGATCTTGGTTCGGTTTCGGCTGTACTATATATTCTACACAATCTCCTTGTTTATTGCGTCGAGTACCACGCTTACATGGCGTTCGACGTTTTTTGATAATAGTCACCATGTCGGCATCTGTCACTGGCGCAAATACATTCGACTGTTTTTTAGAGACATTCTTTTTTTTTATTTTTATAGTGTTCTCATCCGGATATTCCATATTCAATAAAATATACGTATATAATGTATTCGCATATTTTACTTACAAGTTCTCAATGGCCGTTTTCTTTCCATGACATTCGCGACATAAAGCGACTAAATTGTCGACATGATTACTACCACCATATTCCAAACGAATTTTATGATCCACCTCAAACCAAGCATTCAATTGTTCATTGCAATCTCCACATCTCCAATTTTGTCGAGCGGCCACAAATTTCTTTTTTGTTTCACTCACAGAACGTTTCGTACCCTTTTTCCCGGATTGTAATATGCGTTGGGTGGATGTTCCATTATCGGTGGATCCACCACCAAGAATAGGCATTGGTAAAATTGGATAGCCAGATATACTGCTATTACCATTCGCAGTGACACGTTTTGTAGTAAAATCCAAAATGGGAGATAACATACTGGAGGCATTCTTATCGATTGGTAAATATTTAATATATTCATTCGAAGACAATAAAATGTTTTGTGCATTTTCTGGATTTTTCTTAAATAACCAATAGACAAACAATAACCCCAAACAAATGCCGACGATTTTGAAGTATTTTTTATATACCATTACCATTTTCAAGTATTTACCATCCGTATAAATATGAGCAATCCATAATGCTGCTATAAAAAATAACACAATTTCTATGCGCATTGTTTTTTCTATATTATGATTATATAATATTTCATGTTTTTGAGTATGGGAGTTTCGTTTCAATAGTCTGGATTACTTATAGAAATAGATAAATAATAACAAAAGACATATGAAACATGCTATAACGTATCCTCTTTTTATATGGAATCGCTCTGATATTTTTATAGGTTTTGGAACATACTGTCTTCGATAATCATCAATTGCTTGAAATAATGTAATCTCCTCCTTATTTAGCAACACATTTATTTTATTGTGCATAAAATGTACCCATCGCACGAATGAGTCACGACTATCTAGATAGGGTGATAGGGGAAAATTGTCGAGCAATTGACTAAATGTATCACCTATTTTGGCATTGGGAATAAATAGAGGCATATTTTGTATCAAATCATAATATTTACGTTTTGTTACAGCGGTGGGTTTATCTGGATAGGTTTGAGCGACGGTATGTAGAAAAAACCAATAATGAGGACCCCAAACCTCAGGATTCAATCCATCTATCGGAATATAATGATCCATATCAAAAAACTATATAAAATAATAGACGTATTTATTTAGATGAATGAAACTTATTGCAATAATTGTGGAAAATTTGGACATATGTATCATCAATGTAAATTGCCAATAACGAGTGCAGGCATTGTTGCGTTTCGTAGATTGAATTCTGTGCCACAGTATTTAATGATACGAAGGAAAGATACACTAGGGAATGTCGATTTTTTACGTGGCAAATATTCTATATATAATAAATTTTATATTATTAATATGCTAAATCAGATGACTTATGACGAGAAAGTCCGCCTTAAAGAAGGAAATTTTGATATATTATGGCAAAATATATGGGGCAATAATGCATTATTTAAAACTGCTCAATATAATAGCGAAGAAAACGCATCACGTGAAAAATATACGAATTTAATAAATGGTGTTATTACTAAAAGCGATAGTTATACATTGAGTGATTTGATTGATGAAAGTAATAACACATCTTCGTCAATCTGGACCGAACCCGAATGGGGATTTCCAAAAGGGCGGAGAAACCCAAAAGAAAGCGATTTTGATTGTGCGATTCGTGAATTTTGCGAAGAAACGGGATATTCACCAAAACATTTAACAAATGTACAAAACATTCTCCCGTATGAAGAGACATTCACCGGATCCAATTATAAATCATATAAACATAAATATTTTTTGATGTATATGGAACACAGTGACACGTTAAATGTAGATAATTATGAACGCGCAGAAGTCAGCAAAATGGAGTGGAAGACATATGAAGAATGCATGGATTCGATACGCCCCTATAATTTAGAGAAAAAAAGATTGATTACAAATATACATAATGCCATTCTTAAACTGAAATTGGTCTATTCTTAAAGGTGGAGAGCGAATGCTTTTGTGTAAATATTACATGATGTCTTGTCTTTATCAATCACTTCTCTACAATTATATCATTTATATAATAGGATAACAAAATGTCTAAGGTTTTGAAAAAATTAAGAGGCGAAATAAACCCGTATTTAATGGCAGTCTTTTTGGTTTTTATCTTCGTATGTCTGTTATTATGGCATATTATTTCAAATCCAGGCACACAATCTTATAACGTCGAACGGTACTATTTTTTATATACAATTCCTCTGGTATTTATTTTCGTGGCATTGACGTACGGAACTATACCGAAATCCATTTTAATCAAAGGAGGTGGTATTATTTCATTCATTGGATTTTGTGTCTATATGTATTCAACCATTTCTTCGAGCATGCCCGAATATTATTTAGAAGAAGTTACCAAAACAACGATTAGTATATTGATTGGCCTTGTAGCATTGGCCATAGGTTATCAATTGGCAGTAAGATATTTAACAAGTCTTGGACAAAATGAAACATGGATCGGGTTCATCGCACAACTTTTCTTATATATTCCTTGTATCATTTATGAACTATGGGTGAAATTATTAATACAATTTCGACTGACTCCCTATGCTATCTATGGGTTTATTTTGTTGGAGATTATATTGATTATTCTATATTTTTATTTACCCACTCTATCGAAATCAATCACAGGGATCAAAAACGGCAAACAATTATTATATGATGTATATTTTTTGAACAAAGGACCGCGCACTCTCGCCACATCGGATGATTTAAAATTAACACCATCAAATGAAGATGCATCAAAGGGTGTAAAATCCGCATTTCGTGTAAATTACGCATTATCTATGTGGGTCTATATCAACCCGCAAAATTCATCGTCTGTTGCTTATCAAACAGAATCGAATCTATTTACTTATGGGTATACAGACGCAAGTGGAATACAGCATGTCAAACCTATGATACGATATTATGGTGGAGGCGATGCTACAGATCAACCGATTGAGCGCAATAAATATGTATTCTATTTTGCGCGCTATCCACCCGTTCATCAATATGACACAGATGAAGCCACATTTTATGATGTCACAATGCCGAATCAACGATGGAATCAGATTGTATTAAATTATAATGGAAACATTGTGGACCTGTTTATCAACGGAAATTTAGAAAGAAGTTTTGAAATGAATCGCGAGTTGCCCCTTTATGGAAATTTGGATACTATTACTGTTGGATCCGTTGATGGATTGGATGGTGCTATTTGTAATGTCGCTTATTATGATTTCCCAATGACAAAAGAACAAATTGCGTTTTCTTATAACGCGTTTGTCGGGATGAATCCGCCGGTCGCCACAAAATAATATATTCCCATTATATAATGAGTTATACTGCTATCGTTTTAGCCATTCTAATTGTCGTTTTAATTATTGTGTTATATATTTATTTTGTGAAAAAATCCAGCACGATTTCATCTGCTGCTAATTTGAATAATAGCAACCCACCCATTACCACCATTCAAAGTGGTCAATCTACAAGATATGCCTATGGTATATGGGTATATGTCAATACTTGGACGCCTGGTAATAAGGTTATATTTACTCGCGCTGGCAATATTACATTGAGTTTAGCAAGCGATACACCAACACTCAATTGCACCATTGAACAAACACCTGGACCTAGCTCACCCATAACGATTACTACCAATTTCCCTATCCAAACATGGGTATACATCATCATTAGTTCGGATGCCACTATCGTTGATTTTTATATCAATGGCAAATTAGTAAATTCAAATAAATTGTCGGGATCACCAAGTGTTCCCGCTGCAAATAGTGCCATTACATACGGAACGGGTTGGGATTGTTATGTAGCTGGATTTAAAAACTGGACAATGCCCATTGGTCCACAAGAGGCATGGGATAGTTATTTGACAGGAAACGGAAATTTGATGTCCAATTTTTTTTCGCAATATGGTATGCAAGTGTCGGTCACGAAAGACAATGTGGTTCAATCTACCTACAAGTTTTGAACGGTCTATCTATGGTTTTTCTTGAAAAAAGTTCGAGTTGGATGATATTTTTATATGTATATTCTATAACAATATACACATAAATAGAATGAATGCAGTCGGTCCAACCAATATAGGAGAAACAACGGCAACGAAATTACCCGAAACCGTTAAAAATAGCATAGAAGCTGTATCTGATGGTGTCAAAAATACATATTCTGCAATTACAGAAGGCATTACGGATAGCGCGGAATATGTAAAAGGATCGATTGATCAATTTGGATCTAGCGAAGCTGTAGCAGACGCAAGTACCTCTTTCTTAGAGTCAAATACATTAATTGCCAAATTCGCCTTTCTCCTTTTCGTATTGATTGTGTTTTTATTTTTAGTCGATTTAGGAATAAAACTCATTGGTTATTTTACTCAACCGAAAGGAAATCCCTATTTAATTTCCGGAACCATGAATGCGAGCAATGAAATCATTATTTCACAAGATCCTAAAAATAGTGGCTCCATTCCTATTCTAAGATCAAATAATCAATCCAAAGGCATTGAATTTACCTGGTCCGTGTGGATTTATATCAATGATATCAATAATAAGGCGCCTCAATACCAAAACGTATTTAACAAAGGAAATGGAAGCTACAATAAAGACGGATTTGCAACAGTAAATAATGGACCGGGTCTCTATATTGATAATTCGGGACATCAGTTGGTTGTCGCCATGAACACGGTATCAAACCTAAATCCTACAGAATTTTTATATATAAAAGACATGCCACTACGGAAATGGTTCCATTGTACTATGCGTTTGGAAAATACCATCTTGGATACCTATATCAATGGAACCATTGTCGGTCGATTAACGTTACAGGATGTTCCAAAACAAAATTACGAGGATGTAAATATATGCAGAAATGGTGGGTTTAATGGAAGCATCGCGGATTTGAGATATTATAATTATGCATTGAGTGTTTTTGAAATAAATAATATAGTTATGTGGGGACGCAATACCAAGAATTCGGGCGCGGCCGGATCATCCGATTCAACCGGATTTCCTTACTATTTATCCAATTTATGGTATTCTGCTAATTACTAACGGTTCGGAATGAAATGCAGTTGAATTGCGAGTTTTACAGATTATTTATTATGATATACTATATATTATCATAATGAATTTACCGCTTATAGATTATTGTTTTGCTTTACAACAACAAAAATTATATAATAGATACGTGAACGGGTTAGATTCCAATGGTTTTCGTAATCGACTCGAACTTAATTGTAATTCTCAGACAAATTTTAATGCAGGTGATTTACAAATGCGCAGAAAGGCCGAAGTTTTACAGTATAACAATCAGGCTGCAATAACAACACATACGAAAAAAGAAAAATATTCTCGTTTATTGAAAAATATTCGAAGTGTGTCATCACGTGTCTGTCAGTCGACCACAAAAACTATATGTAATCCTTCATCGGCTTCTGACGTACCCGGACCTATTATGCAACTATGTTATAATCCGAGTATACCCTTTGTAGATATTAATAACACAAATAGCAACAAGCGATTAACTAGCACTCCTTTAGATTCATTGTCGCGATATTATCACGTCACTACATTCCCAGATGTTTTTTTCGTTATGACTCCGCCAAATAAAAATGCCATTCCAAATAAAATTGCCGATATCACAATATTAAATTTTCCAACGAGATTAGCCAGTTTCCAAATTAAAGTGCCGATATCGTTCTTTATGAATGGAAATGTAGGCCAAAACCCCACAAATTTTGATTTTATGATTAGTGGTATTCAAATTTCTATATATATTAATGACAGATTATTGTATGACGTGTCAGATAATATTAATGTTAAAATTGACGTTAGTAATATTCCACAACAAAATATGTTTACCATTTCCCGATTTATCGGAACGACGACATTTACGACTCCGCCACTGGAAACATCCAAACAAACCACATTTTCTGTTATCATAAGCAATGTTAAAATTTCACCAATAAAGGGCGATGTTTTGATAAATAATTTTAGCATCGTTTCCAATATATCAGGCGAAGTAGATAATTACTATAATAATGTTATCCCGACCGGAATAACCATAACCCCTGCATTACCCAATTTTGTTCCATTCTCAGTGAATGCTATTTTACCGTGACTCAACGTAATAATCCAATGATGCGATTTTCAGTTCGCGTTCAAGCGTCTGTCTTACATGATACGGCAATCTCACCTCACTATAAGAACCACCGCGCGTTTCATCAATCCCAAACATTTGCATAAATATCTTGACATTTTTATCCACATCGAAGAAATCGATGTTTTCCAAGACATTTACGATATGAACCGGTTTATTCACTCTGGCAAATTCATAATGATCGACACATTCATTCAAAATTACGTGATGTGGTTTCTTAAAATCAGCGTACAAAAGCATTTTGTTATTTTCCAATGCGATATAGTATAAATAAAGCATTCGATCTTCGGGTCGTTGTGATTCAGGATAATATGAAAGCGGGTCACAATTATTTCCTGCCAGATCTGCCAAACTTTTCCAAAAATTTAATTGTGGTGTAATTTCATATTCAGAAACGCTTGCACTGAGCCAATCAAATTTTTTGAAATATTCTTCCTCCCAATCATCATTTTGATCATTAATCATATTTGCAACATCGGCATCGTCTTCAATGCGCTCCATTGTAATATAAACCAATACCAATATGTTTTTATTATGATTTATTATAATTATATTTTTTCTATAATTCATAATCGATCTACTTTTGTTTTTTGTTTACAGGCTGGTATTATATTTTCCACACTTTCAAGTGCCCCCTCCACCCATCCCTGATCCAGCGCAACCATTTCTCCGACTATATAAAGACCTGGAATAGGGTACTGAGCCGCACGTATAAATGCTCTTCGATCTGGAAAATGTTCAAGGTCTCGAATCGGACTATAATAATGGGTTCCAATCGACCAATAGAAACTCTTGATGGCTAATAATGTCAATGTGTCTTCTATAAGGCCGAGAGACTGTTCCAAGATTCTACACAAGATTTCGCGATTTTTTACTGTATTTTCAGAATATTTATGTAAATCTTTTGCACCCTTGTTATCGCTATATGCAATCATATAGACACCCTTTTCTCTATCCATCGGAATGATCTTATATAAAGGACCGGGCACAACCGTTTGTGTGATTATATATTCTTGTATAATAGCCCGTGATTTAGCATCGAATTTACCATAAATACGTATGAAGGGTTGTCCGCGTATTTGTGAATACAAACCATGTAATTTCGCAGGCATTAGTCGAAGAACACTGTCGATTGTCGTGGCCAAGATAACCTGTTTTGTGGTATATGTTTTGTCGGATGTATTTATCATAAATCCCTCGCTTATTTTTTTAAGTCGAATCACTTCCGAATTTGTTATTGTGTGATTTTTTCCAATATATTTGATGAGTGATTTCACTAAATCGTTCCAATTGATACCGAGTCCCGTCCAAACTGTGAAATTATCATCAAAGCCGTAGTTATATAATACATCGGTTACATCGGCGTTTTCATAATCCTTGAAGCCGGCACATGTTGTAAATCGCGAATATTCATCTTTTCCAAGAATGGCTACAGCGAAATCTTGGAATGTCTTGTTTTTATAGTTTTCGGTATTCTGTTTGTATTTCTTTTGTAACGCTGAAAAGGTTTTGGCCACATCACACGGGGGCGGGGCGATGGTTCTTGAATATTGACGATTTGACGTAAATTCTCTGTATGGAATTTGAAGATCATTGAGTAGTTTGATTAACAGTTTATCTTTGTGTTTGCGACCCACGCCGGCTCCTTTTGTAACCATTGTTCCTTGAAATGGTTCCAACCCCATGCGACCCCCGATTATGGATCCCTTTTCGAGTAGAATGAAATTTAGTCGGGGATCTAATCGTTTCAATTTATAAGCGGCATATAATCCAGCGATGCCCCCTCCTATAATGATGACATCATGCATTATTATATATTTTCATAGATATAATAATACGATTTTTTATTAGTTTATTAAGGGTGGTAATGGTGGTTGTGTTGAATACGGAGGCGGAGGTATCTGGCCCATATTAGGTTGTGTCACATTTGTCCATTGTGGTGGTGGACGCGAAGGCATCATTCTTCCTAAGTATGGTGGCACACCAACAGGCAGGGGTGGCGGAATACCCATATAAGGAGGCAGAGGTCTAACGGGCGGTGGCGGGGGTGGGATTCCCATATACGGCTGCGAATGTCCAATAGATGGTGGTGGTGGTTGAGAGGGATAAGGAGGTGGAGGGAATGCAACACATGATGGTTTATTCGGATATAACTGTTTCGACATACAATTGCTCGAATTATCCACTTGAATGCAACCGCGTTCTCCTTGAAAATCACCAATATAACACCATGATCCTTCTGTCTGTAAATTATTTGGCATTGTTGGTTTTATTGGTGACTCGTTCAATGTTTTATCTAAACTAGGTATTGGATTTTTTAACGGAGATGCTGAATTCGCAACTGCAGGGACGGCGGAAGGCGACTGTCCGATCGGTGAAATGTCGATCGCTCCTAGAGGTAGCTCGCCGTTTATATTTGCAGAATCTTTTAATAAATTTCCGATCGAATGAGCAGTACCATCCGCAATGTCTATGCCAGTCTTTGCCACATTCGAAACCGCGTCGGCGGATTTATTAATAATGTTTCCAGTCGTATAGCCAAACACACTCCATATTCCATCAACTAATGGTTGAAACAATGACGCCAGCCATTTAATGAAGCCGCCTATGATAAGTAAAATATTTACTCCTAAAAAGGATAAAATTAATAAAATCACCAAACAGAATATGACTAAATTTTGTGTCGATAAATTAGGCATAGAAAATGAAAATAAAGCAGGGTTTGTCGGCGTTGTCGGCGGAGTTTCTACAGAAGGTGTGGTAATCGGGGAATTTAGTTTTGACACAGAAGATGCTACAGATGGCAAAGAATATGATGTCAGTTCTTTAGGCGATTCCAGTAAATCATTTGTATATCCACCCTTTATTTTTTTTACCATTCTATAAATTAGATACATAAATTATTTGTTGCTGTTTTCGTTTAAACAATTCATATTATTTATATGAATATATAAAATGGGCATTTTTAGTTTGATGGATTCCTTCTTTTTTATTAGTTTAGGAATAACCTTTATTCTCATATTACTGTTGGTTTACCACTTTAAACAACGCCTTACAGCGGTGGAGAGGAAAACGGATACGATGGTAGATATCATGAATAATATTGTGAAAGAAATCGCTTCTATACGAGGGTTTGTTTTATCACATCAACCAATGCCCGTCTATCATAGTGTTCCTCAATCATCTGTGTTCCAATTAAATAATGAAACGGTCATCACTAATAATCATCCCACAACAATACAACCCGATGATAATGATGTTGATTCGGATACCGACGTTGAGTCGGAAATGGATGTAGAATCAGAATGTACTTCGAATTCAAATGAAAAAATAATGATATCTGACGACGAAGACGATGATGATGACGATCTAGACGAAGACGACGAAGACGACGAAGACGATCAAGATCAACATCAAGAAACCAAACAAGATAGTGCTATCAATGAATCTGAAAAAAATGACGATATCACCAACAATGATATTAACTTAGATAGTATCGACAATGCCACGAATATTAATTTAGAAGAAATTACCGTTTCACTCAATGAAGAAAAAAACAACAACACAGAGGAAGTAGATATAAACAAAATGTCACTTTCACAACTAAAGAATCATGTCACGAAACTGAATTTAGCAAATGATGTTTCTAAATTAAAGAAGAAACAATTGCTCGAATTGCTACAATAAATATATATCTATTTTATAATAAATATATGTTTTCTTATCCACAGCCAGCGTCTGTTCAATGTGCATTTCCTGTTATACGCGAGACATTACCAAGATCAAAACTTGGATATGCGACCAATAATATGTATCCCGAATTTCCACCAATCATGGAAGACGGACGCGCATTAATCGCATCTTATCAACCAGAAGCCGTATTAAATAACAATTTATTGAAACAGAGCGGCGTTAAAACGAATTGGGAATACCGAAAATATTTAACTGAGAATTCGGTGCAAATATCCAGACAGAATTTTCGCGAGGCATGTAATGATACCGGGTATCTTGAACGATTTTCACCGAATGAAATCGACAGTACATCTGCTATGAATCAAGTCCCTTATATATACACGTCTTATTCCGATAACAGTAAACCCAATGGTTATTCTGAGAGCGATTTAAAAGAGGTTTATTTATCACGAGAGCAACTAAATGCACGACGATTCGCTCCGGCAATTACGCAAGATCAATTACTTATAATGTTACAGCGTCCATCTCTATAGGATTTTGTGTGTCTGTATAATATACTACTAATTATCATGATTGAAAAAAACATTTTTCAATCTTGGCATACCACAGAATTACATCCATATATAAAACAAAAAATCGACCATTTTAGACAAATCAATTCGGAATATGCATATTATCTATATACCGACGATGATATGGACAATTTCGTGAACCAGCATTTTGAGGGAGAAATCGCTGATTGCTATAATAGGTTAAATATCATTGTTGCAAAGGTAGATTTTTGGAGATATTTGGTTTTATATAAATATGGGGGGGTATATTTGGACATGGATTCAAGTATTGAATTGCCTCTACGAGATCTAATAAAAAACGATGATGAGGCAATCATTACAGCGGAGGGAAATCCTGGTATTTATGTGCAATGGGCCCTCATATTTTCAAAACATCATCCTATTCTTAAAAAGGTCATAGATTTAGTAGTAGATAATATCAAAAACAATAGCTATCCGAATGACATTTGTAATATGACAGGTCCACTGGTTTATACAAGAGGCATAAATGCGGTTCATATGGAATTATTCAATAACGAAATAATAAACCATAAACAAATAAATAGACAAACGGATGCAACATATATATCCGGAGATATTTCTTATCGATTGTATGGTATAGATTACAACGCTTTTTTTTGTTTCAAACATAACGCAACACATTTTTTATACAACGGAAAAAAACATTGGAGACAAGAAGAAAAAGAAAAGCATTTGATCGTGTAACAATTTAGAATATACCTCGTTGATAAACCAATAAATGAATCTCATCAGTTTTGACATCGGTATTCGCAACATGGCTTATTGTGTTTTCGATATTTCAAAATCCACGTTTTGCATTCAAGAATGGGGCATTTTGAATTTAATGGATCCTGTTGCTGAAATGTCCCGATGTACTTGTCCTAAAAAAAAAGAGGTTATTGCCAAAAAAAAGCGGGTCAAAGTCGATCTGCAAAACCATATTGTCCAAGAAATGACCCCAACGGTTTTATGCCAAAAAATCGCCAAATATGAAAAAAACGGTGAATTTTATTGCGACAAACATGCCAAAAATCTTGGGCTTTTACTTCCAACAAAGGAGATTTCTCCACCGGCCTTGCGCAAACTTTCTCGCGAAGAATTGATTGCTTTAGGAAAAAGGTTCTCCTTATTCTTGGATAATGAACCCAAAACCAAAAGGATGGGTCTTGAGTCGTTAATCGTCTATTTCCAAGAACATTGTTTGAAACCCGTAAAAACCAAGAAAACAAAAACCGCAACGGAGGTGGATTTAATCACCATCGGTCGAAATATGCGAAAATGTTTAGACACGGCACATAAAAATCTTGGACAGGCACCTACACATATTATCATGGAGAACCAGATTTCGCCTTTGGCAGGAAGAATGAAAACTATACAAGGAATGTTGGCCCAATATTATATTATGCGGGATGCACCATCGATCGAATTCATCAGTTCGGCGAACAAATTGAAAGGTCTTGTCCAAGACGATGTTGTGAATAAAAAAGAGACAAAAGACGAAGAAACCGATCGTATAAAATACAAAAAACACAAATCCGACGGGGTCGCCATTTGTCGGCGATTTTTAGCCGAAAACCCGGATTTGGAATCTTGGACGCCACTTATGGAAAAGGGGAGCAAACTCGATGATTTAGCTGATTGTTTTCTTCAAGGCATTTGGTATTTGAAACGGACAAATAAAATATTATATGCGGACAACTTAAAAATAAATATTGTATAACTATCATAAGTAAAATAAAATGGAAATCATTGATATTGGATTAAGTGATTTGGAAACATTTGATTTAAATGTCAATGAATCCAAGCCCTCGGTCAATTTTGGTCCCGGTATAGAATTATTGATGAATGAGAAAAAAATGTCAGGGTCGGGATCAGGATCCAGTTCGAATGCAAACATTGATTTAGGCGATATGGAGAAATTGGAGCGTGACCTCAACGATTTGACGAATAGTTCCAAGAGTGAAACCCGGACAATAAGCGGGTTTGCGAATAATTTATTTAATTTTGGCGGAAAATCACCTGAACCCGCTACAGCACTTGCTTCATCTAGTTTAGAAACCGATTCTAAAGTAGGAGAGGCTACCGCAAATACTTTAGGATCTACTAAAACATGGGACGGATTTAGCAAAATGGTCGATGTTCCAGATTTGGCGAATGCTGCACCCCGCATGACAGATCGCGAGAAACGACGAAAGAAGCGCGCAATGATCAAAAAACTCGAGGAGTGGTACGAAAAGGGACTGATCAAACATTCATCACATTTCAATATGGATTCTCCTTATGATGAAATTGAGGATGAATACGAGTCCGTATTAGAAGACAAACGCAAAAAAGACAGCGTAAAGTTACAGGGTTGGTGGTTTATGACATTTATTAATTCGATCGAATATGCCAATGCCGTATTTGATCCTTTTGGATTGAATTTGGATGGCTGGGGTGAGCAAATTAGCGAAGACATTGATAGTTACGATGAAATCTTCAATGAATTGCATGAAAAATACAAGGGTGGTAAATTATCACCTGAGATTTCATTGTTATTACGCATTGGTTTCAGTGCGGCTGTTGTAAACATAACCAACAAGGCTCTATCGACCGCAACGCCGGGTTTCAATGATGTCATTCGCCAAAGTCCCGAATTAATGAAAATGTTTACCAATGCGACTGTGCAAAGTATGAATCAACAGATGCCAGGCGCTGCATTCGTAAATAATATTTTACGTCCGGAAGAACAAGTCAATACTACTTTTGGTGTGCCCCCACCTGCGGTGAATCCCAAAACAGTACCACCACCGCCTTATCGACCTGGTATGCAATTCACCGAGTCATCAAATCGTCCGGATATAGACATGGGTCGTAATAAGGCACCACTTTTCCGCGAGGGAGGTGTAGAGGTCGGGAACCAGTTTGAACAGTATGGCCGTCAAGAACGCTCTGCTGCCGCTGCAGAGCCCCGTGCCGAAATGCGTGGTCCTCAGTCGGTAGACGTTAACGCATTGCTTACAGGGTTGAAGGTCCGCGAAGTGAATATTCATAATTCGGCAACAAATAATATCACGACGACGATCGATGAAAATGATTCGATGGTGAGCATTTCTTCCTTGAAAGATTCACAGAATACTACATTGCCTAAGCGTACCAACCGTCGCAAACAGCGTTCAGATAAGAATGTTGTTTCATTGGATATATAATATATAATAGAATTGTAAAAAAATTATAATTCTATTATAGATAGATCGATATAAAAATGAAAGGATTGTGGATGATATATTTGATAGTCATATTAAATTTTCTTTTCTTTGTTATATGGTGGAATATCTATCATCGACGAAGAGAAGGATATGATGGAAAAATGGAACTACAGCCTTATGTCATCAATCTCAAAAAAAATCAACAGCGATATAGTGATTTTATGTATTCCTATCAACAATCCGATTTAAATGAATCGAATGTTATACGAATCGAAGCCGTCTATGGCAAAGAAATACCTTATCATAATTATATTTCCAAACAGCCAGAAGCCATTTTAACACCGGGAATGGTGGGGTGTTTTCTAAGTCATTTAGAAACATATAGACAATTTTTGAATAGTTCGGCTACATACGCACTTATTTTCGAAGATGACGCCAGGATTCATCGAAATATCCGTCGCGATTTTATTTCGACAATCCAAGAAAAAATACCCGCTGATTGGGATATTGTATTATTAGGTTATTTTAATCAGGATCCCACACACAAATATGAAATACATGGTTCCTATGTCAAATTTTACCACTTTTGGGGAACACATGGATATATTGTCAATCGAAAGTCCGCGCAAAAATTATTGGATTCGATGCAACCACCCTTTACAAACCAAATTGATCATGTGATGGGAAAATTAGCGCGTGAAAATAAACTAAATATCTATGGTCTTAAAGAGACATCGGTGATCCAAGATTCGGCGTTTACCGATGTACAACCCAATACGAAATAATATGAAAATTGATCATTTTTTCCGAATCGTACGTAAATTATACCCAACGAACAACAACATGAATCTACCGCAGGAATTGGTTGAAAATATCTTGACCTTTAGTACAACTTATTATAAAGAAAATTATAAAAATAGAAACGGGCAATTTTATAAGCAGATCGAAGAGGCTAGAAAGATTCCGTTAGCAAACGTATATGTTCCCATCATTCGTTATTATTCAAAAAATAGGCATACTTCCGAGAAAACCTTTTATCATGAAAGAAAGCTTGGAAAATACGTTTTATGTGTGAAAGATTTTCACAATCATGATTATTTCGATGATATAGATCATCCCGATCCAGAAGAAGTATATGAAACCGTTTTCTATCGTTCTACTAAATGATTACCCATATTGTGCACTCAATAAAAGAATTCCGTTACACAATGGTAACAAAAAACGACAACAAGATAAATTGATATAATGGAAAAAGGTTTGGGTGATTTGTCATTATTGGTTATATAGTGTATACATTTGTACTAGGTATACAGGCGGCAATGCGTTGTGCGGTTTCTATCGGATAATGATAGATCATATGATGATCTCCAACAGTTCGATGTAAAGTAACATTAGCATTTTGCTGAAACAATATTGAAACATAGGGTTTGTACAATTCATCATTATATCCCGATATAATATGGACTCGTTCTCCATATTCCCGTATTTTTTCATAGAGTGACGGTTTCAAAATACATTCAACGATAGTTTTTCTCAAAATGTTCAGACGGGGTTTTTGAAAAAGTAATTTTTCTAATTCTGTAGCGAACGGTTCGTTTACTTTCTTGCCTATATTGAAATAATAAATTCTTGACATCATTTTGGGTCCCATGATCGTGTTACATATCCACCAGAGAAAATCCGCGACATGCCAAAACCCTATCCAAAATAGAAACCAAAAAGGATTTTTTGGGGAAGACGTTTGCCAAATAGGCAAATATGTGGCTGTATTTTTATGAGACGCTAGCACATTTTTATCGACCAATGATTCTACAAATGGTAGTGTCATTCGCGTCAATACTTCCGCCGGATTGACCAATATGACGCGATCTGTTTTCAAATATTTCGTCAATGACATTGCTACAAGACAACCCGTTGAAAATCCGATCAAAATGTAAGTCTCGCACGGATCTATATGACAACTCGCCAATAGATCATGACATTCCTCATCTAATGTAGAACCATGTAGCAAACAACGGTTATATACTATACGGGACGTTAAACGCTGTAATTCTTTACACATTGGTTTGGCATAGTCTGAACTGGCACCAAAACCCGAAACGAATATGATTTTCATTATGTCGATATTACATTATATGTAAAAGTATTTATTTGCATTTTTTGTAAAATTGAATAAATGTCAAACGTCTATTCTATAATTCATTCGCGCAGATCTATAAAATGATTCCCTCATTCAAAAACGGTCAAAGATACATTCTTCACATAAAAGACAACGAATCCGATAATAAAATCATCCAATTTCAGGCCAATGTAAAAGATGTTCTTTATCATGACCAAGAAATCATCTCTCCAGAAAAAAAATATACCAAAAAAATGGTGACGATTATATTAGACTCAGTCGAAACGGAACCAGATGCCGAAACCGTCGTTTCCATTCCATTGGAATGGATTATCAAATATGAAAAGCCTCCTGTATTTCCAATGATCGCTTATTGTTTCAAAAAATGTTTCGCAAAAAAAACCTAATCAGATTTTTCGTAAAAATAAAATATAATGTCGCATTTTTTTGTTTCTATAGACATGTTTTGTAAAACATATGTTGAAATGAATATGCTTTTGAATATAATCCGATGATAGTTACACCGTTAATACCCGTAAAACAACTCACTTTTATCATATTATTATCCGGATCAACGGCGGGAGTATATGATAACATACCATGTTGTACATCCAGACCCCCGTAAAATACGCGTTTGAAATTTGGTAATCCCTCCAGTTTTTTATTTGCCGGATCGGACATGTCATAAAATGTCCGTATGTGCCATTTATGAGTAATCAAATGGTCTATCACAGCCCTTGTTTTATTATATTTGTTATAGAAAAACCCCCATGACTTTCTGAGACGGCTATATGTATAATCGAAACCTATACTATCGTATAGGTAGGTTATAGGTAGGTAGATCTGGTTTTTTTTCAATAAAAGTGTAAAATTTGGTTGATTGTTGTATTTTATTCAATGCTATTATGCTAATAGAATAATTGTATTATATATAATTTATTTTATGGTGT